TGAAATGTATAACCTCGATTCGACTTTGATTACGGTTATCCTCACACCTACACGCTACCCGTCCTATCGACTATCGACCCCCTGCTACGGATTCTCTAAAGACCAGCCTCTAGCCGCGCATCAAGTTATGCACGTTAAGGAAGCAGCATGGCAAGGTTCGTCTGGTTTTAATAAAGGCATTCTTGCGACTGAACTGGTTGGACTCGATCAGGACATAGACCTTTATGCTAACTTCGTTATGCAAAATGGTGCTAAACCTTCTGGTATATTCACAACCGATTTGGTTATACCGGACGCGAAATACAAGGAAGTTGCGGCGCGGCTCAAGGAAGCGTGGAATGCGATGACGGGTAGCCGTGACGTTGACCCAAGCAAAGCCGGTCAAGGTATGCTGCTGGATCAAGGCATGAAATATTTGCCGATTGATATGTTGACTCTGCAAGATGCGGATTGTGCCAAATTAAAAGCACAAACCATGAATCGCATTTGTAGTTTATTCGGTGTTCCTCCGTCGATGCTTGGCTTTGGCGAACATCGTTATAATAATACCCAAACTCAATTAGACGAGTTCTATAAAACAACCATGTATCCGATGGTGATTAATATTGAACAAAAGCTAAAGCAGCATTTGTTAAAGGGTTATCCAAATCTTTGTATTCGATTCGATACTAAAGACTTTCTCAAAGGCGCAGCACTAGACCAGATGAATTTTGTAGTTTCTGGTGTTAATGCTGGTATTATGTCGCCAAATGAAGCGCGTGTTTATCTAAATATTGAAAAGAAAGACGGCGCGGACGATTTAAAGCAAGATACTAAAGCAACTGATTTGATTCCCGGCACTTCTCCGCAAGACACTGGAGGTGGCGGTGGAAATCAAGTTAAGAAAATGAATATCGGCACTACATGACAATATATAATATGATTATGGCACTTGCTTCCCAAATTAAGAAAGCAAGTGTTAAACTGCCGAAAGCTGGCAGACCCCATAAAATAAAAGATGATAACCAATCTATTAAAAACGGGGTTGTTAATGAAAAATCTCACGTTAATATGCGAAGCCCAAGTTAAACTTGGTCAAGACGCAGACGAATCAGAAAATCCCTCCGGCGCAATAGAAGCAAGGGCGACCACTTGGGGTGTTCGTGAAGGCGCGGACGGGCGTAGATTCAATTACAAGCCCGAAGGCTTTGCACAATGGGCTGATGAGTTTGCCAAATCCGGCAAGCCTCTGCCGATGTTTCTCAATCATAACGATGAGGGAATGCCGGTAGGCCAGTGGGATGAATTTAACTTCGATAAAGAAGGCATGACTGCCAAAGGTCGTATTTTTATGAATACGATGAACGGTTCCGACCTTCACACTATCCTTAAAGAATCTCCAAAGATGTTCGGCGGCGTTTCTGTTGGCGCTTATGCTGACGAAGCAATCTACACGGACGAAGATGGTGTGCCGCTTGAACCCGATGCAGACGAAGAAGAAGGTTACTTTCAGATTACCAAAGGTGGCCTAAGAGAACTGTCTGTAGTCATGTATCCCAACAATCTACAAGCTGAGATTCAAAAGCTGGAATACTTCGATGCTGAAGGCCAGCCGAATCCGCGAATCATTGAAAAGTCCTTGCGTGATGCAGGGTGTTCAAAGAAAGATGCGTCCACCGCGTCTAGTCTGTTCAAGAAGTTGCTGCTTGAGCGTGATGCCCAACGGAAACCGATTGAACAAGCCCCTCATCAGAGTGATTCTGACGCGGTGGTAAACGAAACAGAGATTCTCGCGGCTCTTGAGCATCGTGAACTTCTGTCCATTCTCAATAAACGTATCTAAGGAAAAATCATGGAAAAAATCCTCGAAAAGCTGGACGCAATCGAAGCTGGCAATGCCGCCAAGATTACGGAAACGGTTGAAGCGGTTAAAAACGAATTCACCGAAAAGCTGAATGCTCTGGAAGCGAAGATTGCTGAAGTGCAAGCACCGGCAATCATCAAAGCCCCGGCTAAGACTCTGAGCCAAGAAATTAATCGCTCGGTCAAAGAACAACTCCGCGATTTCTACAAATCCAATGCTCGTTCGGAAAAAGAAATCAAGATGTTTGAATCCACCGACCAATACGATGCGTATTTGAAGGAAACGGGTTCACAACTGGGCAATCCTGCTGGCTACGGCTCGGGCTACAACGTCGGCGGTCGTACTGGCTACGATCCGGTGTTCGTTGCTCTGCGTCAGACGAACCCGCTGCGTGGTGTTTCGCGTACCGTGTCCACTGATGGCTCTGTTTACCAACTGCGTCAAAAGACCGGCGATGCTGGCGCTCAGTGGGGCTATGCAATCCAGAACAACGGCGCACCGACTACTCAAGATACGCTGATCTGGCAATTGATCCTGCGTGATTTGAATTGTCAGTTCCCTGTCCGTACTGCAACGCTGGATGACATTGATGGCCTTGAGTCCAACATTGTTTCTGACATGCTGGCTGAGTTTAGCCAAGTCGAAGCGCAGTCAATGGTTCTTAACAATGACCAAACCGATTCGCCAGATACGTATGGTGGAACAAATGGTCTGCGTGGCTTGAACCAATATGCTTTTACTAGCACCTATGCTGGCGGCACTGTGCATCCGGTTATTCTTGGCAGTAGCGGCGTTGCCACTACTAACGGATTGTCGCAGATTGCTACTTACGACCAGCTTACAACCAACGGCAGTTCTCCTACGACAAATAACATCACTTATGCCGACGTTATCAACCTGATCTACAGTTTGCCGAATCAATACTGGACTGAATCAGCCGCTTTCTTGATTAACCCGATTGAACTGCAAGCGATTCGCGGGTTGGTTGATGATAATGGCCGTCCGATCTATGTGGATGGTCTGGCGCGAACTGATGGCATTGTCGGGCAGTTGCTTGGATTCGATGTTGTCGTTAATAAGTATTGCGACACTCCGAACTACGCTGGTGTTAATAAGCCTGACTTGTATCCGATTTTCTTCGGAGACTGGGCGCGTGGTCACGTTATCATTGACCGCTTGAATATGGTTATGCGGCGCTATGACCAGACGCAACCGGGTTTCATCACTTTCTACGGTGAGAAACGCGTGGCCTCCAGTATTCACGATGCAAATGCAATCGTAGCATACCGTTCGACAACCACCGCGAACGACTAAAGGACGGGGGGAGAAATCCCCCCTCTTTTTAACATTTCTTGGAATTTAAAATGAGCCTAATTCTTGAATCCATTAAAACCGCGCTTACCGATGGAAAAGCAACCGTCAATTTGAAGGAAGCTACTTCGCTGACCGGTTCGGGTTCGGGCATAGGCGGTCGAATTATTTACGATGATGCTTTTGCGTCATTGCGTATGTTTAATCCTATTCGCGGCGCAGGTTCGCGGGTAATTAGCACCATTGGCTCAGATGAAGCCTTTGTAGTTAAAACGGGTAACGCAACCAACATTAAAAACGGTGCTGTTGTTACCGGCGTAATTGCTGCGTCTGTGCTGACGGTTTCTGCCGTGGCTAGTGGCGTGTTGCGCGTAGGCCAAATTCTTTCCGGCACTGGTGTTGCGGCTGGCACTTATATCAGTTCTCTAGGCACCGGCACCGGTGCTACAGGCACTTATAACGTCATTGGCGATACGACTGCCTCAGAAACCACGATTACCGCTGTGGGCAATCCGTGGGGCTACTATCCGATCAATAACAACAATGCTGCTGGCTCTAGCGGTTACTCGACTTCATTCTGGCAATTGCCTTTGAGGGCTATTCAAGCGTCAGTTCCGATTCGGACTGCGGTGTTGTCTGACGTTAATAGCCTTGAAGAATCTATTGTGCGAGACATTGCGTTGGAATTCGCGCAACAAGAATCGCTTTCAATGATGTTCAATAATGACCAAGCAGCATCAACCACTGGTTACTATGGCGCTACCGTAGGCTTGCGTGGTTTGAATAGCTATACAAACTCTAGTTCTGCCGCGGCTTTTGGTTCTAGTGGCCCTGCGCCGACCAATGGTATTCATACGGTTTTGAGTTTTGTTCTTGCAAGTGCTAGTACGGTTGTTGTTGCTGATCTGGCTGACATTTACAATGCTTTGCCGTCTCAATACCTGCTCGATCCTACCTGCGCGTGGATGATGACTCCGGCAACGCTTTCAGTGATTCGTAAGCTGGCGGCTAATACCGGAATCTTCCTTGACCAAGCGGGTGAAAGCGGTAACAACGCAATCCCTTATCTGATGGGCAAGCCAGTAGTGATTAATCCTTACATGGATGAACTCGGTGCCGGTAAATATGCTATTTACTTTGCTGCGTGGAATCAGTTTGTAACGATTGCCGACCACGAAGTAATGAACATTCAGATGTTTGATCAAACACAGCCGGGGTATGTAACCCTGTTCGCAGAAAAGCGCGTTTGTTCAACCATCCGCGATGTTTTTGCCGGTGTCCGTAGCTATCACTCCTAGAGAAGATCATGCCGGTCGAAAATCAGACTCAGGCCCAGTTCTATGCGTCCAATCGTAACCCGTTCAATTATGTAAAGATTGAACAGGTTGCGAGGGATTACGTTACTGAATGGTTGACGCTAGAAGAAATCACGCAACAGCTAAACCTGTTCCAAGATGAATCTCAGGATTCTTATTTGAGCAGTTTGGAGGTTGCAACTCGGTTTGCTATCGAGGATTACTTGGGTATGGCTGTATTCCCTACCCAATACCGCGTCTATTACGCGAATCCCGGCCTTTCTAGCGCAGCAATATACCTTGACCTGCCCGAAGTATCTCAGGGCCGCAATGGGGCTGTAATCAACTCTGTGGGCCTTTGGACTGACCTTCCTCCGGTGCTTACCTTTCTGCCGACCAATACTTATTGGTATGACTCGACCGGCAACAGGGTAATCATTCAAAGTTTGCCAAATACGGTGAACCAATACAACGCAAACCCGTTGGAAGTGTTGTATACGATTCCCGCAAACCCGATCATGCAATATCCAGTCATTAAACAAGCTGGATTGTTGCTGTTGACTCATTTGTATAACAATCGGTCAAATACAACGGAAGTGGCGTTGAAA